TTAAGTTTAAGCGGTAAATCATTCGATGACCTCGGTCGTTTCGAGAAGAAGGCTCTTGCAGCATCCGTTGGATTCTCCTCAGTAGCGGAAGCCTCGAACTTCTTCAATGCAAGTCTCGAAGTTAATAGCGCACTGATGGAAGAACAAGCAGAGAAACAGGAAACTATGACTGAACTCGCCGCTGCCGCAACTCCAATGATGGAGCAGTTAACCCTAGCGGTACAGCAAATGTTTGTTAACTTAGAACCAGTGATTGCGGGTTTTAGTTCTTTTCTTCTAACACTTACAGAGGTTATGTCCATCGCCGATGGGGTTTGGGGGAAGTTGACTTTAGTAGGTCTGGGCATTACGAGCATTGCAAAGGCTCTTCGGGCAGTTGGACTTGCAAGCGCCGGGTTAGGCGCTTTTGGGGTTGGGTTCTTGATTACCGCATTAGGCTTAGGCTTTGCAGAATATGCCTCCGGCGGTAGTGATTCAGGCCCAAAAGGTTTTGCAACAGGAAAATCAGCATCTCTAGCCGCTGGCCCAGACATGGGTGGTGGTATGACTATGGCAACTGTGCACAAAAACGAAACAATCGCAATGCCAAGATACGGAACAACAGTACACAACGCTTCTCAATCTGCCCAATTCGCAACAAAGAAAGACATGAACAACGTCGCCTCAGCAATCACTAACGGCTTGGCTTCCGTCGCTAACGGAAATAACGGCAACATTATTCTCGACGGTAAGGTTCTTGGAGAGTATGTTGATGGAAGAGGCACAAACCAACTCGCTATCTTTAATACAACATAAATTAGCCTAGTTGATATTTACTATGATAGGAACTCATTATAATGGCTGATGATAATAATAACAAACCGTTCATGGACCCAAGAGGACTTGTACGACAAACCACTGGGGACGTGAACAGAGAACCGTCTTATCAGACAGATTACGCGACAGGCTTGGCAAACAAATACGGCCTGTACGTTCAAATTCAGGGGATACATGCAAATTCTTCTGTAGCATTCCGCGCTTTCTTAACAAACTTTAACGAAAGTTTTACATCACATTTGAAGTCAGAGAACCTTGTAGGACATTATGAGCCATTAAGAAAGGTCACAGGCATTGAGAGAATAGTCTCAGTTGGATTATCTCTCCCCACATTTAACCTAGAAGATGCAATGAAGAACTTAAATGAAGTTAAGAGCATGACAAACTTACTTTATCCAAGGACAAGTACGGTCCCAGCGGGAGAGACCGGATACGTAAAACAAAAATATGTAAAGTCAGCGGGTGATCCAATCTTTAGAGTTAAGTTTGCAAATCTTATTATAGATTCAAAAGCAACTGCTGGCGATATTGAATCGATCAACGCTCAGAGTATTTCAACCTCCGGACAGAAGGGGTACATCGACGGGTTCAACTACGAGTTTGGAATCGAAGAAGGTTTTTATGTTTTACCAAACGGATTTACTTATCCAAAATTAATTAATTTGAGTTTTAACTTTTACCCTCTTCACGAGGTCTCACCATCTTGGACAAGCCGAAACCATTTTGATCACAAGAACTTGCCTTACGCAATCCAATCAGAAGGTTGGAAAGATTCTTTGGTTGGACTAGGCGGCGATGGTTTTGAGATACCATCTGTTGACGATGCAGGTGCATCAGGCTTAGACTCAGCCCCAGCACCGATTAGAGATGCTGAGGGAAATCTTCTATTAGGACAAAAGGTAATTAAATAAAATGAGCAATAGAAATGGTAAATATACTTTTGTAAATAATAAAAATTTATATACAAATTATTTTAGAGATAGAAACTTAAAAAGTATTAGACAATACTCAACTGCAACATTGAAATATCCAACAGCGGAAGAACTCGCAGATATAACAATGAGAAAGCATATATGGAAACAGGGCGATAGATTTTATAAACTAGCATTAGAATATTATGGTAGTGCAGACTACTGGTGGGTTATCCCCTGGTTCAACCAAAAGCCTTTAGAAGGTGACTTTTCTTATGGAGATCTTGTATACGTCCCGCTACCATTGCAGGAAGTATTAGCATTAACGTAATAATATGAGTAAAAAAACTAACGAATTAGATTCATTTGACGAACAAAGTTTTATGATTAGGCTTTTGCCGTACTTCTCTAAGTTGAAGGGCGAGAAAGTCTATGAAGGCTATGAAAACATAGAGATATTACCAGACGATACAGACAACATCACTTTCCTTGCAGACCTTGATAGTGAAAAGAAAGACAAGTTTGAAAGATTTAATCTTACTGAGAGGCTTCCAAAAGAGGTGTTAACTTCTTTGAACCCTTCCGTTAAAATTTACAAAGTATTCTATAGAGGCGAGAACGATAAGAAGGGTGTACTAGCACAATTCCCATTCAACAACATGAAATCTGGCACAAAGATAACAGACAGCAGATACCAGGGCTCGACCCCAGGACAACTAGCAGTTGGTTTAAAAGAATTTTCATTTGACTATTTGGGAACACACCCAGGAGAAGTTGATACTTTTATTGACTGCAACTTAAAATTGTATTTCTCAAGCGTCGAAGCACTTTTTCAAGAGTATACGTACACAGACAAAGATGTACCAACAGATGGAACAGGTCCGACTTTGATAGATAGAAAAAAGTTTTCTTTCTTAGATTTAATCAAGAGGCCAAAGAAATTAATAACAGGTCCTGACAACAAAGTGTATAATGAAAAGTATTTTAGGATTCGTGTGGATGTCGGCTATGAAAACCCAGATAGAAAGTCTATTCAAGAAGCAGTAAGGGGTATACCCATGGCAAGTGGTTTCACTAAAAAGGGTTATGTTAATGCGATAATGAAAGAGATAGAGAATACAAAGGTATCTTTCTTCTTAAATCTCCAGAGACATACCTTGACTCCTTTGTTCGATACACCTTCCGGAGCATTTGAAATGAACTTAACTTTCAATGCCTCCGTCGAATCAGCATTTACATCAAAGAGTTCAAACATACTTTTATCGGGAATGACCGGAGCAGACATTTCTAAACTTGAAAATGACCCGATTTATAAAAGATTTGAAAATGCAAAAAAAGCAGTAACAAGAGCTTTTGATGGCGACGAAGCAGTAGTTCCGGTATTAGAAACCTTAAAATGGGCTGATTTTTTTAACGAGGTCTATAACCCAAACTTCAACACAGGCGCACCGGGCACTATAAAGAAGCCCCACTATCTAGTGCGCCCAAACACAGCAGCATTTAAGAAACTGCTCGCGGTCGACGTGCCTACGGATTTCTACGAATCCCAATCAAGCACCGAAGATCTGTTGAGCAGGGATCCACAAGAGTTGATGAAGAAAGTTTTCGGAGAACTTCAAGATCCGAAGACCAAACATTTGTTTAATTATTTTGTTAGGAGAAAGGTACTTGAAGATTTTAAGACTCAATCCGGCTTGTCTGCAAAAGAAAAACGAATTGCTGCTTATAATCGACTTATAAGAGACCTAATAACACCCCCAGAAAACTATCGGGCGAGAGGCCATCAAGAGATGCCAATTAAAGTTTATCGAACAGACGTTACCCGTGCACTAATAAGGGAATATAATAATAAACTTTTTGCCACTAAGTTGACAGAAGACGAACAAGAGGCGGTAAAAGAAGAAACTAGGGAAGGCTCTGGAAAATTTGCAAAAAGAAGAGCAGACAGTGCACGACAGGCCCGAACATCCCGTCGAGACTCTCTGATCAAATTTTTGAATCGATTACAAAAAGGCGAAAATTTTGGGTCCCCTTCTACAATAGGCGGGTCTTTGGATAAACAACTAAGCGAATATTACAAACAAGTGGAAGATAAAGTACGCGGAGACACAAAAGAAGATGAAGAAAAAGAAATGCCTGCTTTCGCTATTTCAAAACCCAAAATAGACGATAGTGACCCTGGTGGTCTCGTGGATTTAAGATGGGTATATTTTGGAGACTTAATAGACACAGGGATTGATATTTTAAAATCTGCGTATAACGAATTAAATGAAGAACTGGCTATAGACCTGTGGCATCGCACCGATGATGAGGGTATCCATGGCAAGTTTCATATCGCCATGGGCACTTTTGAATTTACTGATACAAATGGTGTCCTACACAATTATAATCTCGCACGCTTCCCAATACCTTTCAGGAGCGTCGTCGACTTCTGGACAAAAAAAGTTGTGGAGAAGAATAGAGAAACTTATTTGTTAAGATCTTTTATCCGAGATGCTCTCGTTGAATTAGTTGCGAACCCACTCAACGCCACTAGTCGTTCAAATGCCCCTAAAGAATCTTACAAACCACACTACGAAGTTCTAAGTATACCAAAGAGCAACTCTGCTAAACTCGAAACTACTTTTCCATATAAATACATGCCAAACAATGCATACATAGATAGAAGCGGAGTTGGTGGAGAGAATCTAGGTCGAAGCCCGTTTGCAGCAGCAAACTATGCTTCTGTTGGAGGCCCTAATAAAAAAGTGGGCCAGGAGATATTATTCTTAGGTTTGCAAAAGAACGATCAAAAATCATTGTTTGCCAACGATAGAAAAAAAGACATAAAGAAAGGTATATTTTACCTAGGCTTAAAGAGAGAAGGTTCCGCAGTCTTTGATATTAGTTTTAGTCGGTCTGACCAACAGTATCTTATGGAAGCGAGAGCAGAGAAGGGACTACTTGATGAGGTAACTCAGTTGAGTGAAGTCTACAATTGCACCTTTACTTCTGTTGGTAACACGACGCTTAAGCCCGGTAGATTCGTGTACATAACTGATCCACATTTTGGGGATGTCAATACCTTCTTTAAAAACGCAAAGGGGAAAACGTCCGACGTGCTAAAAGAAATGATATATACTCGACAACATGCGAGTATGTTATTGGGCATTGGTGGTTACTTCTTGATAATCAAAGCAAAACATAGACTTAAAGCAGTTAACTCTAGGTTGGTGTGGCAAACAACAGCCGATTGCCACTGGAATAGTTTTGGAAAAGGCTTACAAAATGTAATAAAGAGACAAGAAGATAAAGAAGTGAAGATTCTCAACGAGAGCCAGAAAAACACCAACACATTTAACGAATCCGATCCGTCTAATCCTTCATAATATCTTTCCCACCACCCTAATTATATAAAATGCCTTTCATCGATCCATATACAGAATATTATTCAAAGACAGACTACGATAGATTGTATCTCCAGTCGGGAGAGAAAACAATTGACTTGTGGAACGACAAACTTTTATACGGAAGAGTCGATGAGTTTCAAAACTCAGTATACATTTCAAACCAGAGCCTTGAACAGAAGGTAAAACAACTTGACGTAGGTCCACCCAGTTTATTTGCTCTTAACTTTGTTGCTGACGCATTCAATGGTTTTAAAAATCATATTCAGAGGGCTAATGCATTAGGAAGACTCCCTACAGACGGGTTGTTCTCCTCACTCACCCCTAAGTCGGGCTATGTGAACATGGAAAAGTCATTTGCGACACACTTAGACCAATTTTATAATGTTTTAACAATATACTTGAAAAATACAGGTCGAGCAGACAAAATACTTGATTTAAAAGATTTTTTTCAAGGACTTGTAGACTTTATGCACGACTTCCCAGGTAGATTGCCGTTGACAAGAACAACTTATATAAAGTCTAAATTTTTTGACCCTTTCTCCACCGGCTTGATGATAGACATCTTAACTGTTGACTATAATAACGATGAAAAAAGAGAAGCGTGCACAAACGACAAGACTTTCGAGTTTTATCACCGAGCAGCGAGGAAATATGGATTTTTTATAGCAAAACACGCTCCATGGAGACTTATTGCTGATATTTCTTCTATTCCAATGCAGAACTACATGAGTCCAACGGCAGAATTCCTGGATGAGAATGGAAAGCCGATTGTCGACAAGTCTTATGGACTTTCTTTTGCACCAGGGACCGCAACAAACTTGTTTGGGAACAGATCTCGGGATGAAAATGGTCAACTTCTACAGCCATACTACATAAAAAGTTATTTAAACGACATTTCAGAGTTAAGATTAAATATTGTTAAGATGTGGAACAAGTTTGTGGAACAAAACCCTTATCAAATCAAAGTATTGAAGTGTAACCAGCCCGGAAAGGACTCTGATGCACCTGGAGCAAGTGGAACAGGAAACAAGTTCAACAGATATAAGAAAGATTACAAAGAAAGAAAGATGGTATCTCTGAACAGGGACATTCTTTTTCATTACTTTAATGATCACCCAACAATGAACGACAGAAAGTTCTTGGTGGCTTATAAAAACATTCTTCTCTTTGAGAACAACATAAGTTTAAGCGATAGAAAAAATAAAAGACTTGACAAAACAATTTTAAAGTATTATGATGTTTATGGTAAACCAAAAACTCTAAATTATATTAATGATTATTTCAAAAAGGTCGGCGGTTTGTCTGCCAATCCTTCATATTGCCAGAGTTATACTCTGTGTCAGGACGAAGAGCAAAAAAGTACTAAACAAAAGACCCCAACTAATGTTACAATCATACAGGATACAACAACTACCCCAAGCCAGCCAACACCTAGCGGTGGCGGCGGCGGCTATTAGTCATATCATAAACATTGTATTTTCAAGCACTTGACATAAAAAATGAGTGCGTCGGTGTATACGCCGATGGCCAACTTCATTATTCTACCTTACCAGAGGACCTAACAGACACCTGGGGGTATGCTAACTTTCTGGAAGGTAAGGACATCAACTATGCATCCTTGTATTGTCATGGCCAGAGTCTCGATGACGTCTGCCCGCCTGCGATTGAAGATGAGTGGAAGATTTGTTCGGAAAGACTTCAGGCATTCTACAGAGCACTGATAGAAGCAAAGATAGATTTAAATCAGAATTGCTTTTATGATCTCGTACCAGAAAACTTTATTAGAGATTATTGCGAGATAAAGAACAAGATCACAAAGCATGTTCTTGAGAACTATGAACGCCCCGAAAACTATGAGTTTCTTTTATCAGTTCAGAAAATTCTTTCAGAGATTAGAGTTAGGCAACTGACCATCGATTTTTCTAGCATGAAGAATAAGTTACACCAATATAAGACTAGAAACTGGAGAGATAAACTCTCTAAGACACAACCTTATATTAATTATAATTTATTTGGAACGAAGACAGGAAGGCTTACTACCCGGAAAAATAGTTTTCCTATCCTCACTATGGCTAAAGAGTATCGAAGCGTGGTAAAACCAACTAATGATTGGTTTTTAGAACTCGATTTCAACTCCGCAGAGATCAGAACCCTCCTGGCTTTGAGCAACAAAGAGCAACCCGAACAGGATATACACGAATGGAATATAGACAATGTGTTCGGAGGTGGGATAACAAGAGAAGAGGCTAAGAAAAGTATCTTTGCATGGCTTTATAATCCTGACTCAAAGAGCGCGGCGAATAAATATTATGATCGCGATTATGTAAAGGATAAGTATTGGGATGGCACCAAATTAAAAACGTTCTTTGGGCGAGAAATAGAATCAGATGAACATCATGCAGTAAACTATATAATTCAGAGCACAACGAGCGATTTATTTTTAAAAAGAATGGTAGAAATAAGTAAAATATTAAAAGAAAGTAAGTCGCAAATAGCGTTTTGTGTTCATGATAGTCTAGTGATTGACCTGCACGATGAGGATAAACACCTAGTACCAGAGATTAAAAGAGTCTTTGGTCAAACCGACCTAGGAAAATTCAAAGTGAATCTTTCAGCGGGTAAAAACTATGGAGAACTTAAGGAGTTAAAAATATGAAAGTGTACAACAAACTGGTTAGAGACAAGATCCCATCAATTATGACAGCAGAGGGAAAGAATTTTCGAACCCATATCGCAACAGACGAAGAGTATTCTGAAAAACTTAACGACAAACTTCTTGAAGAGGTTAAAGAGTTTTTAGAGAACCCCTGCCTGGAAGAACTAGTTGATATTTTGGAAGTAATTGCTGCTTTGACAGAGGCCATGGGATTCACAGAGGAAGAAGTCTTCGAGAAGATAAATCATAAAAGTGCAACTAGTGGTGATTTCACAAAGAAAATTATCCTGGAGTCCGTGGAAGAATAAGATGGACGTTATTATTGGTCTAGGCTCCGCTGGGTGCAATATTGCAGATCAGTTTGCGAAGCATAAACAGTACAAGATCTATAAGATCGATGAGAATCTTAAAGGTCTTCAGAAGAATGGCATATATAACATGCCATGGCAGTGCAGTGCTGAAAGATATGAAAGTAATTGCCCCAGTTTAAAGAAGTTTTTTAAAGACTGTAAGGGCGAGGCGCTTTTTGTTGTCGGAGGTAGCGGCAACATATCTGCTTGCACCCTCGCAGTGCTAGAGAACCTAAAGAAATGCAAGATAAATGTTATGTACATCCGTCCAGATGTTGAACTCATACCGGAAACAAAGAAGAGGCAAGAGTGGTTAGTCTTTAATGTGTTGCAAGAATATGCACGTTCGGCAGCAATACAAAGACTGTGGCTCGTGGACAACACTAGCGTCGAGAAAATAATTGGCGATGTGCCTGTTGTTGGCTACTTTGATCGCCTCAATGAATTGATTGTTTCCACCTTTCATATGATAAATGTCTACAACCATAATGAGGCACTTGTGTCGACATTCTCAGAACCCTTTGAAACTCATAGGTTATCTACCGTTGGAGTATCGGACACTAAAACTGGTGGAAACAAAATGTTTTTTCCGCTTTACAAAGTAAAAGATTTGCGGTATTATTATGCAATCAATAAAGATCGTCTTGAGAAAGATGGGAAACTCTTTACTAATATTAAAGAGCAAATAAAAGGTTCAATGACTGAAGAAACGAAAATAAGTTACAGTGTTTACTCCACAGATTATGAAGATGACTATGTTTATGTCTGTGCGAACACACCTGTAATCCAAAGATATAAAACGAATACTGAAGTCTTAAAAAATTATTTGCTTGACAAATAAAATAATATTTGGTATAGTGTTTATATATTAATTCAGTGGGGTGAAAGATGTTGTCACCCCAACTATAACTAAAAAGGAGTCTTACATGGCTATTAATATGGATAAAATTAAACAACGACTAACTCATCTTAGCAATCGAGGTGGAGGAAATAACTCACAGGCATTTTGGAAGCCAAAGGATGGGGAACAGGTGATTCGCATTGTCCCTAATACTGACGGCGATCCCTTCCGTGATTTCTGGTTTCACTACAATGTAGGTGATGCCCCACCATTCTTGAGCCCTAAGAAAAACTTTGGTGAAGATGATGCGCTTACTGATTTCGTTCGCGGATTATTTGACGAGGGTACTGAAGATAGTATCAAGATGGCAAGAAGCCTGATGGCACGTCAACGGTTCTTCTCCCCTGTTATCGTTCGAGGTGAAGAACATCTCGGAGTGCGAGCATGGGGCTACGGAAAGTTGGCATATGAGGAACTCTTGAACCTTGTTCTCAATCCAGAGTATGGTGATATCACTGACCCTGAGACTGGAACAGACTTGGTGATCAAGTATGGTAAGCCTGCCGGAGCACAGTTCCCGCAGACAACAATTACCCCACGTCGTCGCTCTTCCACCCTTTGTGAAGACGGTCCAGAAAAGTGCCGTGAACTTCTCGATAGTGTCCCCGACTTTAACACTCTGTTCGAGCGCAAGCCGGTGGAAGAGGTCCAGACAATTCTCGACAACTTCTTGTCTAGTGATGGTTCTGCTGAGGGTCGTTCTAACGAAACTCAGAAGTATGGTGGAGGAAACAAAACCAACACCACTACAACCGAAGTTACTGACGTAGAGTCCGCGTTTAAGGATCTAGTGGGAAATTAATCCCCCGCCCTCAAGAAGGGGGGTACTCGTTACCCCCCTTCTTATTTAATAATAGGAGAAATTATGATTAAAAAATCGAAGGCAGGACGACTGTCAATTGGAGACATGAGGAGTATGATCAACAAGAAAGCAGGTATTTCAGTTGCTCATAATCTCACCGAACAGAACCCAACAGAGGTTAAAGAATGGATCGCCACTGGCTCTCGGTGGCTCGATTCTATTGTATGCAGAGGCAAACTAGCAGGAATTCCAGTAGGAAAGGTTGTAGAAATCGCTGGTCTAGAGTCTTCCGGAAAGAGTTATATGGCGGCACAAGTAGCCGCCAATGCCCAGAAGATGGGTATCGATGTTATCTATTTCGATTCGGAGTCGGCTATTGACCCAACCTTCTTGGAGAAAGCAGGGTGTGATTTAGACAGACTCCTCTATGTTCAAGCACAGAGTGTTGAGTTTGTATTAGAAACAATTGAAGACCTTCTAGGCAGCAATGAAAGTCAGATGCTTTTCATCTGGGACAGTCTCGCACTGACACCAGCAATCAGCGACTTAGATGGCGACTTCAACCCACAGTCTTCAATGGCTGTGAAAGCGCGTATTTTAGCAAAGGGTATGAGTAAGTTGACAGTGCCCATCGCGAACACACAGTCGACCTTCCTGGTTTTGAATCAGTTGAAGACAAATATTACCAGAAGCCCATCTCAAGCCCTTGTAGAACCTTACATGACTCCGGGTGGAAAAGCGATGCATTATGCCTACTCTTTACGAGTTTGGCTCACAGGCCGCAAATCTAAGGCTTCCTTCGTTACTGACCAGCATGGTTTCCGTGTAGGTTCGGAAGTAAAGGCTACACTTAAGAAGAGTCGCTTCGGGACACAAGGTCGACAATGTACATTTAAAATCCTCTGGGGAGATGAAATTGGCATCCAAGATGAGGAGAGTTGGTTCGAAGCAATCAAGGCATCACAGTATGTCTCCTCCTCTGGATCCTGGTATACAATGGACATGGGTAACGGAAAAACAGAAAAATTTCAACCCTCACGTTGGAAAGAGAAAATGCAGGAAGAATCCTTTAAAAACAGGGTCCTAGAGATTATGGACGAAGAGGTTATTCTTAAATTCGATAAACGTGATGGTGACGCAACCGAATTTTATGACATAGAAAAAGAAGAATAGCCGCGCAGTAACATATTTACTAGTAAGATGATTGATAATCGAAAGGTACTTCTTCTCAATTCTGATTACAGAGCATTACGATTTGTAACGTGGGAGAGAGCCTTAAAACTTATGAGTAGAGAGAAAGTTGATATTGTATCACAATGGGGCGAGGTTATAATTCGCTCGATAGACGGCAGGATAATTCTCCCTTCAACGCTTCGCTTGAAGACTCATGTAAGGTATTTTCGTAAAGGCCCGTTAAAGTTCTCTAAACTTCTGTGTAAGAAAAGAGATGCTTTTACGTGTCAATATTGTGGGCAAACAAAAAGAAGTGTACTTACTATCGATCATGTTATACCGATATCAAAAGGCGGGGACACCTCATACGATAATTGCATTACAGCATGTTACTCTTGCAACAATAAGAAGAATAATAAATTACTGTCAGAAACAAACATGAGGTTAATAAACGAACCACAAAACCCAATCTATGATATTTACTATGGTCTGTATCCTTCAAGGAAACAGCATCCGGATTGGAAGATGTTTTTAAAATGATAACTGTAAGACATATATTAATACGTTCTTTCTCTAATTCGGAATTCCATATTCTACATGAGGGCAAAGGGCAATGTATGAACACCTTATCGAAACACTAGAGAATCAATTCCCAGGGAACCACTATCAGATATATTGGTATGAAGACGAAGATGGGCGAGAAAGAGAATCGTTGATGATAAACGATAGAAGTTTTTGGTGCTCATGGAATACAAAATTGGATTCAGTAACTCAGGAAGATTCAAGCTTGACATATCAGATTTTTTTAGATATAATAACACCTCAAGTAGAAAACTTTTTAAAACAAAGTAATAATCAATAATTTAAGCAAGCAAGATAAATGAACGATCCAAATAGTTTACTCAAAAAGTATAAAGAGAGTAAAGAAATAAAGAACCCAGAGCCCAAAGAGAAGCGATATCTTATTATCGATGCTCTTAATGCATATATCAGGGCGTATATTGTAGACCCAAGCGTGTCAACCAACGGGCAACCCATTGGTGGAGTGAAGGGATTTCTCAAAATTTTACAGAAGTTAGCGAGAGAGACTAAGCCAGACATGATTGTCGTGGCGTGGGACGGCCCAGGAGGCTCTAAGAGGAAGAGAATCGTCAATAAGGGGTACAAGGAGGGTAGAAGTCCTATCCGCCTTAATAGAGGCATCCAGGGCATGCTGGATGAGAACCAAGAACTTGAGAACAAAATATGGCAACAAACGAGATTGGTAGAGTATTTGAATAACTTGCCAGTAAGCCAAGTAATGATTGATGGCATTGAGGCTGATGACGTCATTGCTTACATAGTACAGGAGCCTAGGCTAAAGCAGCACCAGAAGGTGATTGTTTCTAGTGACAAAGACTTTTTTCAACTCTGTGATGGAAAGACGGTACTGCTGAGACCGATTCAGAAAGAGGTTCTTAATACAAATAAGATCCTAGAAAAGTTTGATATCCACCCAACTAACTTTGCTTTGTCCCGAGCAGTAGCAGGAGACAAGAGTGACAATCTTCCAGGCGTACCTGGAGTCGGTCTCAAGACTTTAGCGAAGAAGATGACCTTCCTTGCAGAAGACACAACATGTACCGTCGATGATTTGATAGAGTTCTGTAAAGACAACCTAGATTCAAAACTCAAACTGTATAACAGTATCCTAGAGAACGAAGATCTCATACGAGACAACTATAAGATAATGCAGTTGTATGCACCAAACCTTCCCATCAATGCAAAGAGTACAATCAGAGATGCGCTCTATCAATTTGACTGCACGTTCAATAAAACAGAAATCATAAAGATGATGAACGAAGACGGGTTTGGCGTCTACGATTGGTCGACCCTCTGGCAGACAAGCCAGCATATTGTTTTCGAAAATTGTTGACAAATACGATAATTTTTGTTATTATATGCCTATGTTAAAAGTAAGAACAGTTGCCTACAAAGGTAGTAAAAGAAAACTACTAGAAAATATAGAACAGTTTGCCGAGCAAATTAATGCTAAGACAGTCTTCGACGGTTTTTCAGGCACAGGAATTGTGAGCGCCTTCTTCAGATCGAAGGGGTATACTGTATGTGCCAATGACCTCAATGACTCCTCGTATTTATATGGCAGGGTATTCTTGGAAGGTTACGACCAGGATACAGTACAATCAGTAATTGAGGAGATGAATACTCTTAAACCTATTGATGGCTGGTTGACTGAAAATTACAGCGGCACAAAGGAGAGAGTGATAAGGGGCACCAATGGCCGTATAGAAGAACGACCAAAAGCCTTCTCTGTTGCAAACGCCAGGAAATTAGACGCCGCTAGAGAGTATCTGGAAACAGTTGACATACCAGAGAGAGACAAGAACGCCGCAGTGTTCTCTGTTGTACTGGCAGCAGATTCTGTTTTTAATAATGGTAACGACCAAAAGAGTTCTCTAAAAGAGTGGTGCACTAAGGCCAAGAGGGATGTGGTTTTTAAAATGCCAACACTTGTTCAAGGCCCCGTAGGCACTCAGCATAAGGGTGACGTCAAGGATATGGATACTCCAGCGGTAGATTTTGCTTATTTAGATCCCCCATATACTCACGGGGTCTTGTACAGCACTTGCTATCACTTGAATGACAGCATTGCATCTTGGCATAAGCCACCGCTTGATCATTCTTATGCTCTCCCTAGACCGGAGAAGATATGCTTTAGAAAGAACGGCCAGAGCACTGGACCCTTTTACAGTAAACAGACAGCAACCGAGGACTTTTCAGAACTTATAGGTTCTATTGATTGCAAGAGACTAGTCCTATCTTATAGTGATGCTCCTAGAAATGTCTTAAGCATCGAAGAACTGGTTGAGATATGCTCCAGGTATGGTGAATGTAAAGTGGTTTCAAGGGACCATCGAATCTGCATTCAAGCAAATAGCATGAAAAAAATATCATCTTCACTTAAAGAATACTTTGTAGTCCTGGATAAGGAACAAAATTTTCACCTTGACAAATGAAGAAATATTTGATAGTATACAAATTATGCACTCATAGCTCAGTCGGTTAGAGTCTCCGTCTTATAAGCGGAAGGTCCCGAGTTCAAACCTCGGTGAGTGTACTGGAAAGTAAAGGAGAGAGAGAATGAAAAATATATTTATGCTGTTGTTTGTGGGGGCATGCGTTGTCGACACAAGTATACCTCACCACACAAATCCATATCTTCTGGAACCTGTGTGTGACAACGTACAAGATATGTACTTTGAGATGGGCAGCCCTGATTACTGCTATCCAGATCAATGTTGTACATGGGCATATTATAACTATAGTGGCTGGTACTGCGAAGAGACGTGGTGCGAGTACTGGGATTCTTATGGTTGCTGGTGGGAAGTAACTGAGGTTGAGTGTTTCTAATGACTAATAATGAAGTAAGTTTCTCCAAGTTTGGCAAAGACTTCCAAGAAAAACTTTGTGAATTGATACTGAAAGATCGCGCATTTTGTGATCAGATCATGGAAGTCCTTGACTTGAACTTCCTAGAGTTGCGTCATCTCCGAGTATTTGTTGGAAAAATCCTAGAATACAAAGAGCAGTTTAAAATTCACCCATCAACTTCAGCGATGGTTTCTATTCTCCGTGCAGACTTGGAGGATGAAGACCTCGCGACTCAGAAGACCACAAGAGATTTCTTCGTTCGAGTTATGAGTTCGGATGAGAATCCAGAAGATGAAGACTATATTAAACATACTGCGCTTGATTTCTGTCGCAAACAGAAACTGAAAGAAGCAATGATCAAAAGTGCGAGACTCATCCAGAACTCTTCATTCGATGAGATCTCTAAGATTGTCAATGATGCTTTGAAGCTTGGCTCGGAAAACGATTTCGGGTACGAATATATTGATGACTTTGAAGAACGATTTTTGAAGAAGAGTAGAAACCCAATCTCAACTGGGTGGGAACACGTCGATGAAATTAGCCGAGGAGGATTAGGGAAGGGAGAACTGGGGGTTGCCATTGCGGCCACTGGTAGTGGTAAGAGTATGGCTCTCGTCCATTTGGGGGCTCATGCACTCATTAAGGGCGAGACCGTGCTCCACTACACTTTAGAACTAGGCAGTTGTGTTATTGCGACACGATATGATAGTTGTATAACCAGGGTTCCACTTTCACAGACTTTCAACTTTAAAGAAGAGATTTATGAGCAAATTAAAGATGTCGAAGGGAAACTTATAATTAAAGAGTATCCAACCAAATCTGCTTCACCAAAAACAATCCGTAATCATCTCGAAAGGTTACACCAAAGAGACATAAACCCTGGAATGATTATTGTAGATTATGCTGACCTTTTGAGGCCCACGACGATGTATAAAGAGAAGAGGCATGATTTGGAAACAATCTATGAAGATCTACGAGGAATAGCACAGGAATATAATTGTCCTATCTGGACCGCATCCCAAACAAACAGGAGTGGTCTCAACGCAGAGGTAATCACTATGGAAGCAATATCTGAAGCGTTTAATAAGTGTTTTGTTGCGGACTTCATATTTACTCTGTCAAGAACAGTAGAGGACAAGAGAACAGATTCAGGAAGAATATTTGTAGCCAAAAACAGAAATGGCCCAGACGGAATCATCTATCCTATAACGATGAGAACAAGCAATGTTTTTATTGAAGTTCATAGACATTTAGATGAAATTCCTGTTGATAGTGTGTTAAAATCAGCAAAGGATTATAAACAAGAACTAGAAAAGAAGTACAAGAAGTTTACCAAAAAAGGAGCAGATAATGGTTAAAAGAAAGAAAGTTGAGAAGGCTACCTTAGATTATTTCAATGGCGATGATTTGGCAACAAATGTGTGGATGACAAAGTATGCATTAAAGAACAAGGAGGGGGACTTTACAGAGAGCACCCCTGATGAGATGCATCGTCGTTTAGCGAAAGAGTTTGGTAGGATGGAGAAAAAGTTTGGAGGACCACGGGCACTCTCAGAAGATTCCATCTATGAAGTATTTAAAAACTTCAAATATGTGGTACCACAGGGTTCGCCAATGATGGGCGTGGGAAACAACTTTGTCAATGTTTCACTATCTAATTGTGTCGTAGTCGACTCCCCATCAGATAGTATCTCCTCGATCATGGATAGCGGCAAAGAACTAGCAAATCTTTTCAAGAGGCGATGCGGAGTAGGAATTGATATATCAGAACTCAGACCAGAGGGCTCAACGGTAAACAACTCTGCTGGTACAACCACTGGCGCATGGTCATTCGCTGACCTCTATTCGTATGTATGCAGAATGATTGGACAAAATGGTCGTCGAGGAGCCTTGATGATTACTATGGATGTCCGACACCCTGACATTGAGAACTTTGTCACAATGAAAAAGGACCTGACAAAGGTCACTGGTGCGAATGTTTCTGTCAAGATAAGCGACACCTTCATGAAAGCAGTGGAGAACAACGAAAACTTCACTCTTCATTTCCCAGTTGGATCAGATGATCCGACTTTTACAAAAGAAATAAACGCAAGAGAACTTTGGGATACCATCGTAGACTCAGCCACAACTACTGCTGAACCTGGACTTATGATGTGGGACAGCATTGTTAACAATTTACCAGCCCACTGTTACAAAGATCAAGGTTTCAAGACTTTGACGACTAATCCGTGCGGTGAAATTCCGTTATCAGCATACGACTCCTGTCGACTTATTTCCGTAAACCTCAAAAACTTTGTAAAGAATAGTTTTACAGAAGATGCAGAGTTTGATTTTGAACACTTTAAGACGATTGCCAGTGTCGCGATGAGATTGTCTGATGATCTAGTTGAACTTGAGTTGGAGAAGTTAGAGAATATCTTAACAGTCTGCGACACAGAAGATGAGAAAGAGATGTGGGCAAGACTTTTAAACGCATGCAAGAACGGTCGACGGACTGGCTTAGGCACCCACGGACTTGCTGACGCTGTGGCTCGACTTAATTTAAAATATGATTCAGAAGAGGCAGAGTTGATGATCGAGAAGATCTATTCCACTCTGAGAGATTCTTCATATTGTGAGAGTATTAATCTTGCTAAAGAACGAGGATCCTTTCCGGTTTTCGATTGGGAGCTTGAGAAAGACAACGATTACATTAAGAGATTACCTGAAGAAATTCAAACACTTATGGCTGTTCATGGTCGTAGAAACATTTCTATACTCACTAATGCGCCAACAGGTTCAGTTTCTATCCTGTCCCAGACCAGTTCGGGATTAGAACCGGTGTTCCGAAACTCCTACAGGAGAAGAAGAAAACTATCACACAACGAGACGGATGTGACCCCAGACTTTGTTGATGATATGGGGGACAAGTGGCTGGAGTACGAAGTCTTCCACCACAACGTGCGGGAATGGAAAGAGAAGTATCCCGAGGAAGAAGTCCCAGACTTCTTTATGACAAGTGATAACATCGATTGGAAACGAAGAGTTTCTGTACAGGCAGCGATTCAAAAGAATGTAGACCACTCGATTAGTTCAACTATTAATTTACCAAGCGATACAGATCCTTCTGTAGTTTCAGAACTGTATATGCTTGGTTGGAAACTAGGTCTCAAAGGAATTACCGTTTATGTAGACGGATGTAGAACAGGGGTTTTGGTGAGTAATTCCACACCAAAGAGTAAAGAAACCTTTGCCCCAACACCTGCCGCAGCGAGACCAGAGATTCTCGAATGTGACATTCATCATACAACTATCAAGGGAGAGAGATGGACAGTGCTTGTTGGCCTCCTAGATGGCAAGCCATACGAGGTACTGGGGGGACTAGCAACGCTAATTGAAATCCCAAAAAGTTTCACTGAAGGTCAACTGACAAAGGTCAAGTTCAAAACAAAGAACAACCGATACGACCTCACGGTAGGAAACAATGGAGACGCTATGGTTGTTAGAGATGTTGTCAAGGTTTTCGATAATCCAGACAACTCTGCTTTCACTAGAATGATCTCACTATCTCTTCGTCACGGAGCGAAACCGGCGTTCTTGGTAGAACAACTACAAAAGGACAAAGATAGTAACATGTTCAGTTTCGCACGCTGTGTAGCCAGAATCCTCAAGAATTATATTCAAAACGGGGAAAAGGTTACTTCTAGTGCCGAGCCTGAATCTTGTTGCGACACACCAGAACTATTATATCAAGACGGTTGTGTCGTGTGTTCAAGTTGCGGATTCTCAAAATGTGGATAAAGTGCTTGACAAATGTGCGTAAAGTTGCTATTATGGCAACTAATATTAATAACAACGGAGGTCTTTATGACAACTAATATTGAAAAACAAAAGTATCTTGAGAATTTTATCAAGTCGTTCGCGACAGTAGAATCAGAGATGGAACCCTTAAAAGAACACAAGCGTGATCTTCGCAAGGAATATGCCGATAATAACTGGCTCTCCCGTGAAGAGATGCGACTGGCTGTGCGTGCATACCGCATGCTCAAAACTGATGAGGATGTTGTTAAGTTTAATGAAATCTTTAAACACGTTTCAAAGATGGTCGGAGGCTAACATGCAGATAGTGCCGAGAAATCGTTATCTTCTTGTGGAGTTGTTGGAAGATGAAAAGAAAAAAGAAGAACCAACAATCCTCTTACCAGAAGATTATAAGCCGGTGGACCAGCCTTTTGTGACTGCGAGAGTAAAAGACGTCTCCCCTAGTTGCACCCTAATGGTGTCTAGGGGAGACATAGTTCTCCTGAACAAATCGATGGTCGAGAAAGTGGATATACAAAAAAACCTGTTCTCTCTCATTTTAGAGAATCATGTTTTAGGAGTTGTGAAAGGATGAGTTTGGCTGAGATAATGTGTGCCGCATATGTGGCGCTAGCGTTCCCTAATGCCGACACAGCATGCGAAAATATGGAGCACGTTGTGAGGGTAGCAGAAAAATATGATGTTGAACCAACGGTTATGGTTTCACTAA